TCAAACTACTGCTCAACCAACTGCCAAAGAAGCAACAGATGACTTTAGTAGCTTTTTGATGGGTGGCAAAGCAGAGCCAACTAAAGAAGAAAAAAAAGCAACACCTAAAATACCTCGTTTAGAAGAACGCAAAAATTTACTTAAAGGTTTAGCTTCTGTTGCAGATATAGCTATAAGTGCTGTTCCTGCTGCTGCTAGTCAAGTTGTTTATGCTGGTGGCAGAGCTTTTGGGCAATCTCCTGAAGAAGCTACTGCAACAGCTCAAAAGGTAGCTAACGCTCCTTCTATTGGAAAAACTTTTGGCATTACCGAAGATCCTGCCTATAAGCAAGAAGCTACTCGCAGAATTATGGATAAGATTGGGCAATACATTGGAGAAGGAGCTGATGTTATTTCCCAAAAAACAGGTATACCAAAGCAAGATGTGGAAAATATGCTTGGCACATTAGGAGTAGGTGTTGGCGCTAAATTGCCTAGTCCTAAGACTACTGTATTAAAACTTCAAGAGCAGTTTGATAATCGTTTTCCAAAAACTGCTCAAGCTCCTAGTGCTAAACCAACAATGTCAGGAGTTGGAGCTGCGGAAGCAAACCTACAAAATAGAGTTCAAGTTGCTCTAACTGAAGCTCCTGATTACTTAAAAGAATCATTAAAAGATACTCCTATTGAAAAACTAGCTACAGAAGAAAACATTAAAGTCATTGAAAACCATAACAAATTTGCTAAATATGGTTTAGTGCCAACAGAAGGACAAGCACTTGAAAACACATCTTTAATGTCAAATGAATTTAATGCTAGAAAAACAGATCCTAATCTACAAGCTAGATTTGAAGAACGAGATCCTAAGCTAATTCAAGGATTTAACACAATTAAAGAAAAAGTTTCTCCTGATGTATTTGATAACGATCCAATTCGATTGGCTTCAATGCCATTGGATAAGTTAAAAAATGATTACATCAATGACCAAGCAAACATTCGAGCTTTATATGAAAAGGCAAACCGAGCTGCTGGTGGATCACAAGCGCCCATTGATATTGGAGCTTTGAGAGAAAACATTATTAATGGTCTAAAAGAAAAACAAAGAACTAGATATGTTCCTGCAAGACTACAAGCTGATTTAGATGAAGTTTTGGCTCAAGGGTTTATGACTCCTGAACAATATGAAAACTTTAGAACTGATACAGCTACTATTGCAAGAACTTCTAAAGATCCTTTGGAAGCTCAAGCAGCAAGCATTATTAGAGAAAAACTAGAACAAGTTCCTATTAAAGATGAGTTTGCTCAGTATAAACCCTTATATGATGAAGCTAGAAAAGCAGTTGCTGCGTTAAAAGCTAAAGAAAAAAATCCAGCTTATAAAGCAGCTATTTCTGATACTAGAACTCCTGATGAAATAGAGGCTGGTATTCCTCATCCTGCTGCTAATAATTTCGTAGCCAAACATTATGCTTCTAATACTCCTCAAGTAAACATTGAAAGAATGTTGGATTTGATTGGCAGAAATTCTCCTGAACATCAAGCATTAAATAAATTAAAAATTGATGAGTTTAAATTAAATTCAGGCATCAGAAATGACAAAGGAACAGTAAGTCAAGCAAATTTAAACAAAATAATTTATGAGCAAAATAAATCTAATTTGCCTGTAATGTTTGACAATATGACTGTAAAAGATTTGCAAGATTTAGCTGATGTTGCTAATTTAAGTGAACCAAGAAAAGGTGTTCATTCTGTCAATGTGTCAAATACAGAAATACTTAGACAAGAAAATGCTGCCAAAGCTGCAAAAGAAGCTGCTGGAAATATTGCTGCTGGACTTACAGAAACAGCAATTAATATGAAAGTTCCATTTGGAGGAACAATTTTAAGAAGCACTTTAGGCGGTATGAAAGCAGAAAGACAAGCAAAAGCAGCAGCAAAAGCAGCTCAAGAGGAGTCTGAAAAACGACTTTCTCCTAAAGCAGGAATTAAACTTAAAGACATAGGTAAGGAATAATTATGGCATCAGTTCTTTTATCCCCATACGGAAATGGTCAGCAATTCTTTGATGACAATGGAGTTCCCTTAGCTGGTGGTCTAATCTACACCTATCAAGCAGGATCTTCTACTCCATTAGTAACTTATACAGACAATGGTGGAACTATAGCTAATGCTAATCCTATTGTTTTAGATGCTTCAGGAAGAACTCCACAGCAAATTTGGTTGCTTACTGGTTACTCTTATAAGTTTGTTCTGCAAAATGCTGATGCAGTATTGATTCAGACTTTAGACAATATTTATCCAATTTTGCAAAATGCTCCAACTTCAGCTCCAGCTATTCCTACTGGTGGAATTATTATTTGGTCAGGATCTACTGGCTCTGTTCCTGCTGGTTGGTTTTTATGTAATGGAGCAAACGGAACTCCTGATTTACGAGATCGATTTATTGTTGGAGCTGGCAATAGTTACGCTGTTAATGCAACTGGTGGATCTGCTGATTCTATAGTAGTAACGCATACGCATACAGCAACCTCTGTTGTTACTGATCCAGGTCACTCCCATGAACAATTATGGGCTAGTGGTGCATTTGGAACAACTAGTGCAGGATCAAGCCGCACTCCTGCACCAAGCCAAACAGGAACATCTGTAACTGGAATTTCTGTAGCTACAACCAATGCAAACGCAGGTGTAAGCGGTACAAACGCTAATCTGCCTCCTTACTATGCTCTTGCTTACATTATGAAAGGCTAAGAGTGGATATGTCTTTTGAACTTGATCCAGTAAAGTATGGTGTGCTTTGGAATACTGTAGAAAACAACGAAAAAAAATTAGAAGAAATGTCTAAGAAAATAGACAAATTAGAAAGTTCAATCGAAGAATTAGTCCGACTTGTAAATCAATCAAGAGGCGCTTTGTGGATGGGATTGGGAATTTTATCGGTCATTAGCGGAGTAATTGGCTTTGTTGGGAGTTACTTTTCAGGAAAATGAAAATGTATGTCAGACCAATTTGGATTTTTGGAAGGAGCAAAATCTCTCAGTAGCTCCTTAAATGCTAGTCGAGATGTAAGCAAAGAGCTTTCTAAAAGCATTTCTGACACTCAAAAAGAAGCTAGTGATGTAGCTCAACAACGCAATCTAGATAGGCGCAGAGAACTAAGAGAAAACGAAGTTCGTAAAGAATTGTTTCTTAAAAGGGTTTTGATTCAATGGGAACATGAAGAACAAGTAAGGCGAGAAGAAGCAAAGTTAAGAGCTGATTTTTTAAAAAAGTATGGTCAAAGATGGGTAGAAGTTGAGGCTTTAAAAGCCAAGTTGGAAAAACAAGAAAAAGAGCTTAAAAAAGAATTTGATAAAGATTTACATAAAGCTAAAGTAGCGCAGTTTTGGTGTTTTGTAGTTGCTGCTTGGGTAGCTTATTACTTAGTTTGGGGTCATAAATGAATATGCAAGATGTATTAAAAGCAGTAATTCCAATCTTGGTTGCTTGTATAGCTTGGCTACTCGGTCAAGTATCTTCATTTCAAACTAGACTTACTCAAATTGAAGGCAAAATGCCAGCTTTAATTACTTCCGAAGGTGTTCCAACTGACAGTCCTATATCAGCAGAACGCAGAGCAAAACAGCGAGAAGAACTTTATAAGGAAATACATGAACTTCATGTAAGGGTCAAATTGCTTGAAGAAAGGTCTAAAAAATAATGGATACATTACTAGGATTACTTAAAGGAGTTGCTCCTGTTTTGGCTACAGCAGTTGCAGGGCCAGCAGGAGGAGCTGCCGTAGGTTGGATAGCCTCAAAGCTAGGCATTGATGATGCAACTGTTGAAGGAGTAACTAAAGCGCTTACTGGTGATCCTGAAATGGCTCTAAAACTTAAAGAGCTTGACCTTGAGTATGCCAAGTTAGAAGTCCAAGATCGAGATTCTGCAAGACAAGCCTATGCTCAAGTCGCTACCTCAGAATACGCTACCAAGCTCGATAAAGTCGTTGTTCCTGTATTGGCGCTTGGAGTTGTCGGATTAGCGTTTACCCTTATTGGGGTTTTGATGTTTGTTAATACTCCACAAGATCAGCAACAAATCATTATTTTTGCCCTAGGCTTTATTACCTCTGCTGCTGGTCAAGTCCTATCTTTTTACTTTGGTTCTAGCCAAGGTTCTAAAGACAAGACAGAAGAAATTAAAGGAATGTTGCGGAAATGATTGAAGCTCAACTTTTATCCCTAGGTATTGAAGGCAAATGGCTTGAGCCTTTATTAAAAACATTTGAGAAATACGAAATAAACACTCCTACAAGACAAGCTGCTTTTATTGGTCAATGTGGACATGAGTCAGCTAACTTTAAAACCCTAGAAGAAAACCTCAACTATTCGGCTAAAGGTCTAATGGCAACATGGCCAAGCCGATTTCCAAGCCTAGAAATAGCGACTCAGTTTGAGCGAAATCCTGAAAAAATAGCCAATAAAGTCTATGGTGGTAGAGCTGATCTAGGCAATACCGAGGATGGGGATGGTTGGCGCTTTCATGGAAGGGGTCTAATTCAGCTCACAGGAAGGTCAAACTATACAGTCTGTGGGTTAGCCTTAGATAAACCATTTGCGGAACATCCTGAGCTTGTTTTACAGCCTGAGAACGCTAGTCTTACGGCTGGTTGGTTTTGGAACAAAAGGGGTCTAAATGCCTTAGCCGATTCTGAGGATTGGACTACCATCACCAAAAGAATAAATGGT